CTAGTCTTTTAGCTGAAGTTAAAGACTGGAATCTAGAAACTCTGCAATATGACAGTAATGAAAGTATTGTTGAGAGTCTTCCACGTCTAGACACCCATGCTGGCTGGAGCTATATCATTACAGGTAAGCGAAAGAAGGGTGAATACGTGGATAACTTACTGTCGGACTATCTAGTTGAAGAGTCCAAAGCTAGACAATGTGGCTCCTTTAATAAACCTATACTTATTGGAGTTAGAACACAATCTGGTTCACCTTTTGATAATGATACCGGTGAGTTCAAATGTAAGGATATTGAGGAAGTTGAGGATTTAAAGAAGACGAGACTTGTATCAATGGAGGATATTTATTATGTTCTTGCTGAAAACAAATGGGCTAAACCATTCCAGTTTAAACTTGGTTTGACTAAGTGGTATGCTGGTGGTAAATCTGATGGTGCTATTAATTCACATGTCCAAATGAACCGTGCTATGCGTAGATTTTGGATGTCACTAGATTACTCTAAATATGACCAAAGTATTCCAGCTTGGCTTATTAGAGAGGCGTTTGATATTATTAGAGCAGCATTCAGAACTGGTCATCATGATGAGGAGTTATTTAAAATTGTAAGAGAAGACTTTATTAATAAAGTCTTTGTATGGACTATTGATTTAATTGAATCATGTAAAGGCGTGCCTTCTGGTTCAGCATTCACTCAAATTGTGGATACTATAGTCAATAGGCTAATGATTGATACTTATTTTAATTCAAAAGGTGTTTCTTCTAATAGCTATGTCATGATAATAATGGGAGATGACAATTTGATTTTCTCATTTGAAGAGGTGGATTTAGAAGATATTGAATCATACCTTTGGGCAGTATTTGGTATTGAGATGAATGCAACTAAAGCTGACCATGGTACAAGAGACGATGACCCCGTATTCCTATCTAGAATATGGAAACCAGAAGGAGTATATAGACATCCTAAAGCATTGATAGCAAAGCTATTATATCCAGAGAGATTCCGTGAGTATAAGAAGAAGAACTTTTCTCCATCTATGGTAGTCAGTTCTTATGTAGATGGTTATCCTTTAGGGATGATGAAATTCGTGGATATGTCAAAGTTTAGAATGGCTCAGCTTGAAGAAGCTAGGTTGATGACAGACGGCATTAATAACAATTATATGAGTGGTTTAGCTGCTTACAAGCAAAATTACTCTGAGGTGTTAATCTAAAATCAGACATGTGAGCTGTGAAGTGGAGCATCTTATGTAAAATTTGTAAGATATAGGTGAGAGAACGTCATACTGTGAAGCCGTGCACACGTT